CGCCCAGGTCCAGAACGCGGGCGGCAAGACCGTCTACCGCGCCGTCACCATCGGTGACAACGCGTTCGGTCACGCGATCTCGCTCCCGGTCGAACTGCGTGACGGCGGTATCCTCGACTTCGGTCGTGAGCACGCTCTCGCCTGGTACGCCATCTGGGGCCTCGGCCTGATCACCGACCAGTCGGTGATTGTGCAGGAGACCAACTGACCTAGAGGTCAATCGGAAGGGGTCGGACAATTGTCCGGCCCCTTTCGCGTTATCAGTAGATCCGGTTCTACAAATACCATTGAAGTGGCCCCTACGGGTCGGACAAATAGTTCGCGACAGATTCGGAGAATCACATGACCGTTAACGTTTCGCCCCTCGACTTCACCGGCCGCGAGAAGGCTCGCCTGGCGAAGATCCACGAGGCCGAGCAGCGCAAGGCCGCTGCAGAGATGGCCCTCATGACCGCGCAGGCTGAGGAGGTCAAGGCGGGAGTCACGGACTACACCGACCTCTACCCTCCGCGCACCGAGGTCACCTGGATCGAGGACGAGGAGACCAAGCAGATCAAGCCCGTCGAGGTCGAGGTCAACGAGCCCGTCAAGAAGATGCGCGTCAACACCGACCTCGAGCAGGTGACCATCGGCCACGGTCGTGAGTTCACCTTCGAGCAGGGCCAGTACTACAAGGTCCCTGCGTACGTCTACGACCACCTGGACGAGAAGGGCTTCGTGTGGCACTGACACCAGAGGTCGACACCACGTGGTTCGTGAACAGCGCGGTCGGTGAGGGTGTAGGGATTCTGCCCTCCGGCACTGCCGTCAAGGTCATCCACGCGGCCGAGGAGCCCACAGCCGGTGTCGGTGGGCAGGGCCCGCTGGTGGTCGTTGTCACTGAGCCCCCGGCTGCCATTCGAGCCATCTCGTTCACCACCGACGAATTTGAGAAGCACTTTGTCCCGGCAACGGTGACCGAGGCCGAAGAGAAGGACTGACATGTCAGGATTGCCGAACACATGGGCGGGCAACGTCATCGACTACATCACTGGTCGAGTGGCTCCCGTGTACACCGCTCCTCGTCCCGTCTTCATGGGCCTGCTGACGGCCGATGCGGGAGGCGGGGACACCCTCGCGACCATCTCCGAGGTGCTGGACAGCGGGTACGCGCGTCAGCCGGTGTCGTGGAACGCCCCTGCGGCGACCAGCAGCAGCCCCATGACGTCCGGCAACACCGCACTGCTGACCTTCGGGCCCTTCCCCTCGGGGATGGCCACGGCTGCGACGTACGCGTTCCTGACGAACGCACAGACCGGCACGGTCGGTGACCTCATCTGGGTGTGGCCTCTGGACCAGCCCTTCCAGGCGGCTGCTAACGGCTCCGAGCAGATTCCGGCGAACGCGGCAACGCTGTTCTTCCAGGGCGTCTGATGACGACGCAGTCCGCGCTTGTCACGAGGGTGCGTGCGGAACTGGGCGACTTCGGTGAGCCCTTCCAAGACACCTTCCTGGGTACTGGGGACAAGTCCCAGTACGACTTCGTCGAGGAGCGCGTCACTGGCGTGTCCGTCCTCGCCGTGACAAGCGCGGGCTCCGTCACTCTCACTGAGGGAACCCACTACTCCATCGACTACCTCAACGGCACCATCTTCCTGATGGGTGCCTACGCGCCCCTGCCTACCGGCACGACGCTGGTCATCAACGGCCAGACCTGGGGCATGCTGACGGACGACGAGATCTCTGCCAAGGTCAACGACGCGTTCATGCAGCACACCTCCGGGGCGCACTCCCAGTCCCGGGTGAAGGATGCACAGACCGGCTTCATCGAGTACATCGACCTCCCCCTGTCCTACGAGACCCTCCCCGGGCTCGAGGAGCAGTTGGTCGTTCTCCTTGCCACCATCGAGTGCCTGTGGATGCTGGCCACGGACGCCTCGACCGACGCCAACATCAACACGGCCGACGGCACCAGCGTCGACCGCACCACTCGTTACGCGCAGATCCGCAACCAGATCGACGTCCTGGACGACAAGTACAAGAAACTCTGCAGCCAGTTGAACGTCGGTCTATACCGCATCGAGGTCGCCGAACTGCGACGCATCAGCCGCACCACGGGTCGCCTGGTCCCGGTCTACCGCCCGCGCGAGTACGACGACCACGAGTACCCCATCCGCATCCTGCCTCCGATTGACGAGCGCAACCGTGACACGTCGGGCATCTCTGACCCGGCGTGGGGCGGGCCCTGGTGATCTGAGTGGCACGTTTGGACTGGAAGCGTGGGCGCTTCAGCGTTAAGTACGAAACCGAAGAGATCTCGAAGGGTCTTCGCGGGTGGGAGGACGGCTTCGGCGACCTCATCGAGTACTGGCGCTTCTCTCGTCAGTTGTCCCAGGAGGGCAGCATCTACGACGAGGGAGAGGGCTCAGGCCGCGAGTACACCGGCCCCTACCGCCTTCCTGTCATTCACGTCAACCACGTGGAGGGCGTGCAGCAGCACACCGACATGGGTATGTACGTCAACGACGCGGCCCACGTGACGCTGACCTTCAAGTCCTTCGCCAACGTCGGCTTCTCCAAGGCCGACCTGCAGACCGGCAAGTACCTCAAGGATCGCTTCGTCTACGACACGAAGGTGTTCCGGGTAACGAACGTCCAGATCCTCGGCCAGATCCGAGAAGAGGACATTATCGTCTCCATTGAGGCCACTCAGGTTCGGGACGACGAGTTGGTCGACGACGCCCAGTGGGCCCAGTACGCGACCCTTCCCTACACCTATTAGCACTTGATGCTTCCGTCACGCGACAATAGGAACTGCGAAGTACAACGCCAATACGAGTTCAGGATCCGGTTTCTCCGGGGCCTTTGTGTTGGCTGATCTCTCTCCTGCTCGTATTGGCGGTTACCTGTGGCGTGGCTCCTCAATGAAGACGCCGCTCTCAAGACAAAGTTGAGCGGCATTTCCGTTGTCGACACAAACGCGCCATCCGGAGGTCGCCCGGTCACTGTTAGGTACCGGATGCCTGAAGAGGAACTGGCGGATGTCAGTTACCCCCTCCTGGTTATCGAACGGTCTCGCATCTCCATTGACCACGAGCGAGAGCACCGGGGGCGCACTGCGTTGACGTACACGCCGGAGGAGATTCCTGACTGGAATGCCGACGCGCTGACGTTGTCGAAGAGCCCCTATGTGATGGACTACCCGATCCCTTACCTGATCGAGTACCAGATCACGGCCTACTGCCGCAAGGAGCAGGACCACCGAATGCCCATCGTCTCGACGTTGGCGCAGCAGGACCGGCTCCCCGCACGCTTCGGCTATCTCGAGGTTCCACAAGACGGGACGATTCGCAGCCTGTTCCTCGAGGGCGGTCCGGAGTTCAGCCAGACAACGGACTCCAACGACAAGCGGATCCTCACAGCCTCCTGGGTTGTGCAGGTCGCTACAGAACTCAACCCGGTCCAGGTATCCACCGCCACCGGTACGCCTGTCAGCCAGGTCATCGTCGCCGTCCAGGACAGTCTTAACTACTAAGAGGAGTTTGAATGCCTTCCTACAAGCGTCCGGGGATCTACGTCTCCGAGGATCTCAACCCGCTGTCCATGACGGCTTCCACCTCTGGTGGTTCTTCCGCTGCGTTCGTGGGCCACATCAAGCAGGGTGGTCCTACCAAGCCCACGCTGGTGAGCACCTGGAACCAGTACCTGCAGATCTTCGGCGGGTTCGGGGATGGGTCCGACCTGCTTCCCTTCGCGGTCTACGAGTACTTCAACAACGGCGGTAGTGGTTGCTATGTCGTCCGTGGAGTCAACGCGAGCGCGGTGTCTGCTACCGCCATCCTGCAGGACGGCGAGTCGACCCCCGCGAACGTTCTGACCGTCACCGCCATCTCCCCGGGTGCGTGGGGCAACAACATCACGGTCGACGTGGTCCCGGGTACTGCAGGGAACTTCGACCTGACGGTCAACTACAACGGGATCACCGAGCGCTACGCCGATGTCACGCTGGACCCGACCTCACCCCGCTACCTCCCCCCACTGATCAACAGTTCGGTCTCTGGATCCGCCCTGGTCAATGTCTCCTACACCGGCCCGTCCCCGTGGACGTCCATCAACGTCCCGGCCGCAGTTACGGCCAGCCCCCTCGCAACCGGTAGCGACGGGACCGGCTCGCCGGACCTCGTGGCTGCGGCTGAGCAACTGTCGAACCTCACCGGTACCTTCGACATCAACCTCCCTGGTGTCAACGACAACACGACCATCAACGCGCTCGTCTCGTGGGCCGAGAACGACGGTCGCTACTTCCTCGTCGTCGATGGTGTGGCCGACCCGGCGGCGGGCTCCACGGAGTCTGCCAACGCGACTGCGCAGACCGCGCTGCTCACGGGGGGCAGCGCACTGTCGGCCTCCTCGGCTCTGGCCCTCTACGCCCCCTGGGTGCTGGCCGACGACCCTTCCTCCTCGGTCCCTGGTGCTCAGCGCGCTCTGCCTCCGGGCGGGTTCATCCTGGGCCAGTACGCCCGCACTGACATCAACCGTGGGCCCCAGAAGGTCGCGGCTGGTATCGACACCCCGCTGCGCGGCGTCATCGCTCCGCAGCAGCGCTACAGCGCGGCCAGCCTCGACGCCCTGTCAGCGGCGCAGGTCAACGCGATCAAGGTGCTCCCGGGCTACGGCTCGGTGATCTTCGGTGGTCGTACGACCAAGCCGGGGATGCCGGACCGCTACATCAACATCCGTCGGTCCCTCATCCGGATCAAGGAAGACCTGAAGAACCTCTGCCAGTTCGCCCTCTTCGAGGTGAACGACGACGCTCTGCGGGGTCGCCTGCGCGATGTCACCAACCAGTACCTGCAGTCGCAGTGGCAGGTCGGGATGCTCAGCGGCTCCAGTGTCGACGAGGCCTTCAACGTGGTCTGCGACAGCAGCAACAACACGCCATCCACGGTCCAGGAGGGTCTGGTCAACGTGACTATCGGTGTGGCTCTCTCGTCTCCGGCCGAGTTCATTGTCTTCACCATCGGTCTGTCGCAGACCGGCGCGACCATCACCAACGCCTGAGCAGAAGAGAGAAGATAAATGCCTACGCAGAAGCCCACCGTTGGTCACATCGCTACTGACCCGCTTCGTAACTTCAAGTTCCAGGTCAACATCACGCACCCGGCGTTCCCGAACATGTTCGCCCGCACGGGCTTCATGTCGGTCAGCGGCCTGAACATCACGACCGAGGTCATCCCCTACCGCGAGGGCGGGATGAATACCACGACCCAGAAGATGCCCGGTCAGAGCGACTTCGCTCCTATCACGCTCTCCAAGGGTGTCGTCGTTGGTGACCCGGCGATGCTGCAGTGGATGTTCCAGATGTTCGCCGTCCAGCAGGGTGCGGGTACCCGTTCTGCGGGCTCCATCGACTTCCGCGCGACGATGACCATCAACGTCCTCGACCACCCGGTCACCAAGGGTCCCGTGCCTGTTAAGGCTGCCTTCAAGGTCTTCAACGCGTGGCCCACGGCTATCGCCTTCTCGGACTTCGATGCGGGGGCGAACGCACTCCTCATCAGCCAGATGACGCTGGCCCACGAGGGATGGGACTTCCGCCTCGCGAACAGCGTCGATGCGGGCAGCGCAGTTTCCTTCTAACAAGTAGTCAACCGGAACCCGTAACGTAATTGCTATGACTGAATTCGTGAACTCCTTGGAGAACCCAGAGGCAACCAACGCCGCTGTTGCAGCAGTGATCTCGGACCCCGCAGGTGCGAAGCCTGAGATCGCACTTCCACCCTCGGGGGAGGTTCAACTTCTACGCGGACTGGTGAGTCCTATGGGCTCTTCGAAGAGGGCTCGCGTCAGGGAACTCACTGGTGAGCACGAGGAGACCATCGAGACTGCCCTTCGTAGCAACAACACCAACCGGCTGCTCCTGGCCCTCCTCGAGTCAGGAGTGGCCGACCTCGGCGAGATGGCAGCAACTCGAGCAAACCTCGAACTGCTCTACACAGGTGACGCGGACCTCCTCATGATGGAGATCCGCCGAGCCACGTACGGCGACAAGATCGAGTACGTGGGCGTCACCTGTCCGCACTGTGGTGTGCAACTCGACGTCGAGTTCTCCCTCGACGAGATCCCGGTCAAGCCGTTCGATGGGGAAGCATCCCACACCGTGACTCTGCGGAGCGGGAAGAAGGCTACGGTCCGAGGCGTCACGCTGGCGGACCAGTTGGCCATCTACAGCGAGGACAGCCAGTCGTTCGCCAAGCGGAAGACGATCCTGCTGTCTCGCTGCGTCACCGACATCGCCGGAGACCCGGTTCAGGGTGACGAGCGGGTGGTGGCGAAGTTGTCCACCCCTGACCGCGCAGCGCTTCTCGAGGCTGTCACCGACCACTCGTTCGGTCCGCAGTTCGAGTCCGTCCCCTTCAAGCACGAGGAGTGCGGGAAGGAGATCCCGTTCGCGATTTCGCTGCGGGACATGTTTCCAGATTTGCTCGTATGAAGTTCTGTACCACGAATTAGAAATACTCATCAGTCATAATCCGGCTTGGAGCCTCCGTGATATTCGCCGGTTAACCGTCCGAGAGCGTAAGCACTGGGCGGAACTTTTCACATGGCAGGCGAAGAGTCGTATGGAGGCTTTGAATGGCTAAGGTTAACGGGACCTCTCAACTCCTGGGTACGAACAAACTCCAGGATGAGATTGACGCGTTCCGAACCACTCTCCACGAGACCACCACTGAACTCAAGGCTATCAACACCGACCTGAAGCAGCAGCGGTCTCAGTCCTCCCGTAGTTCAGGCTCGGGAGTCATCGGTGCTGCCATCGGCTATGCCGCAGGCCGTTGGGGCAGTGGCGGTTCCAGCAACGGCGGCTCCAGCAACGGTGGTGGGGCCACCTTCGGGGGCGGCGGTACTAACACCCCGACCACTACCGGTGGGAAAAACAACGGAGGCGGTACTTCCTTCGGTCAATTGGCCACCGCTGCCGCTGGGGGGATGGCGGGTCTAGCCAATAACGCCTTCGGCGACAACCAGGCTATGACCAAGGCCCAGGTCAACACCGCTGTGCAGTTGATGCAGCGCACCGGCAACGGTTCCATGAGTAATTCCGCAATCACCAAGATGATCGGCAGCCAATCAGGCTTCTCCTCCTGGGGTGACGGAGTCGGGTACGCCCAGACAATGCAGTACAGCGTCGGGCTAAACGAGGGCTCGTCTGCGTGGAAGCGCC